CAAAGCCCAGACGGAGGAAATCCAGAAGTCGCTGAAAGAAGCGACCCGCCTCCGCCATATCGTTGCCATCCGCGAGAAGCTGGAAGGCAAGCCCGCGAAGACCGTCCAAGAAGAAGGCGGTGACCCCGGCGGCAAGCAGCCCAAAGAGGGCGACCAGCCGAGTCACGAGGCCATCAAGGACGAGAAACAGAAGGACGCGCCGAAAGCGAGTGCTTCTACCGATGTTGCCAAGCCGCCGGGAGACGTGAAGAACGAATCCAAGGAGGAAGGCAAGAAAGATGCCGCTCAGCCCGTCACCGAAGCAAAAGTGCTGAAGACCGACCGGGCTGATCTGTCCGTGAGGGCAGTGAATGAGTCCGTGGAACTGGTGAGACGGCTCAGCGGAGCAGCACCCGCCGCCAAGTAAACACACCAATAGCCATCAACCACAAAATAATTAAAGATTATGGTAATTCTGACTGAAAGTGGAAGACCGGTACTGGCGTCCGATGGCGGGCATATCTCCCGTTTCATGGACGTTCTGGAGTGGGGCTACCGCCTCGCTGAAACATCCCTCGGCATTCCTGAGAAGAATTCCCGTGGCCTTTGGGAAGCCAAAGGCTGGAAGGAATTCGTCCAGCACATGCCCGAACACAAGCGGCCCATCGCAGCCATCATGCTGGAGAACTGCCGCAATCGCTTCGGTCGCCTCGACGAAGTGACCCGCACGACCTCACTGGGAACTTTCGACAAGTGGATTTTCCCCGTGATCGCGAACATGTCCGAGAACGACGTGATCGACCAACTGGTTGCCCTGCAACCGATGGCCGGTCCTGTGTCGCAGATCGTGTACATGGACATCGTGACCGGTCGTCGCAAGGGCCGCACACCGGCTGGCTCGCCCATGTGGCGTGCTTTGCAGGGTGCTGTCGACCGCGATGACGACGGCGATGAAGTCATTCAGGACGAAGCTGGCACGTCGAGCGGCGCTGGCGTCATCGTGCTGGAGTGGACTCCTGTCCGCGCCGGTACCCTGAGTGGTAACATCGGAGCGACCACGGTCGCTGATGACGGCAACGGCCAGATCATCAACGTGGCCACGAACACTGCCGTTGGCACCATTGTCTACCAAGGCACTGGCGCTGGCGTCATCACCTGCGGCGGATTGGTCAGCCAAGCCTACTCGCTGACCTACGCGTTCAATTCTGAAGGCAATCTCGCCATTCAGGATTACGAAATGAAGCTCTCCAGCACCCCCGTCACCGCCAAGGTGATGAAGCTGAAGACGCTGTGGTCCGAGGAAGCCGACCAGAACCTTCAGGCCATGTATAACATCAAGGCCGAGAGCGTTCTGCTCAACGCGCTGACCAACGCCCTCCAGTATCAGAAGCACCGTCAGGTGATCTTCGATCTGCGGGCCAAGGCCGACGCGGGCTTCGTGGTTTGGGACGCCATCGCCCCGGCGGCGGTGAACTACCAGACCCACAAGTTCTCCATCATCGACGCGTTCGAGACTGCCTCGAACTTCATCTTTGGTGCGACGAACATGGTCGCGGGCAACTGGCTGCTGCTTGGTTTGCAGGCGGCGACCGTTGTGGCAACCCTGCCGCAATTCGTGCCCAAGAACAACCGGGTCCAGATGCAGGGCATCACCTACATCGGCGATCTCGGCAACAAGAAGGTCTTCGCTGACCCGCACTATCCCACGAACGAGTTCTTGGTCGGCCACAAGGGCGACCAGTTCCTCACGACCGGGTACGTGCTGGCCGAATACCAGAAGTTGTACACGACCCCGGATGTCGTCCTGCCTGATTTCATCCATCAGCGCGGGTTTGCGACCAGCTTCGCCCGGAAGATGGTCAACTCGAAGATGTATTGCCGTGGCCTCGTGCAGAACAGCCCGACCGCCTTCGGTTAGACTGGCCGCAGACGAGTCCTCACGGACATCGTCGCGCTCGCATCGACATGGTCGATGCTCGTGGCACCATCCGAACCCCTTCGGGCTCGGATGCGTCCTCGGAAACTTACGTTTCCT